ATTTCATATAGTTGTTTTAATAATTCTTGTTTTTTATTTTCTTCTAATAAATGATTTAATTTAATATTATTCATTGCAGTTTCTATTTTGGTATTTAATAAATAAATTCTACTATATTTTATCATTTCTTCTTCATCAATTTTATTATTTATATTAGCCATTTTAATTATTGATTCAATTTGTTCTTCACTTAATTTATTTATATCTTTTATTAAAATATTTTTTTCAACACCAGATTTTTTATCAGTTACAGTTACAGTTATAATTGAATTACTATCTACTTTAAAAGTAATACCAATTATTGGTTTACCACCAGGTGTTATATTATCAAAAATAAATTCCCCAATTAAGGTATTTTTATTAGCTATTAATCTTTCGCCTTGATAAACTTTTATTTTAATACTTGTTTCCATTGGTGTATTAGTTGTATATTTTTGAGTTCTTCTAATTGGTAATGGTGTATCTTTGGGTATTATAACTGAAAAACTACCATCTATTGTTTCAATACCCAAAGATAATGGTAATATATCCATTAAGACAACATTTTTATTAGTTTTATAAATGTTTTCCAGAATAGCACCATATAAACATGCACCTTCTGCAACAACTGATTCAGGATTGGGATGCAACCAGGGAGTTATATTAAATATATCAGTTATTGTTTTTTTTATTAAAGGTATTTTAGATGAATTACCAACCACAATAATATATTTAATATCATTATGTTCGGTATAAATATTTTTTAAAACAGTACTTAATTTTTCAATATGAGAATTACATAAATTTTCAAATTTTTTAATATTAAGATTATATATAAAAGAATTAAATTTTATTTCATAATTATCAACCCAAGTTAATTTTTCTTTTGCATTTTGACATAAATACCATAATCTATCTAATTTATCTGAATTAATATTTATATTATTATTTTGATTTTTATTGATAAAATTACTATATTGATTAATAATATAATCATATATAACTTGTGTAAAATTATTACCTCCTAAATCATTAATACCGTAACTATGTATTATTTCAAAAAAATCATTATCTTTTAATAATATAGATATATCCATAGTTCCGCCTCCTAAATCTAAAACTAAAATTTTTTCTTCATTTACACATGATTGGGTTAAACCATAAGCTAGCGCAGCAGCACTAGGTTCATTAATAATTCTAATTACTGTAAATCCAGCATTTATAAAATTATTTTTAATTATTTCTCTTTGTAAATCATTAAAATTAGATGGTACTGTTATAACTGTTTTTAATTTATAATTTGGAAATTTTTTATAAATTAATTTTTTTAAATGACTAAAAAAAATTAATAATATATTATCTAAATTATTATCAGTACCAATATTAGTTTTAAAATTATGTATTATTTTATCATTATTTAATGCTATATAATTACCACAAGTATAAATATCATTATTAATTCCAATTTTAGATTTTATAGTTTTAAATACACCATCCATTAAAATATTGGTTTGATTATTATCAAAATATGAAATAACAGTATTTGTAGTACCAAAATCAATACCTAAAATTATATCCATTAAACTTAATATTTTTATAATATTAAGTTTGACGCAATTATTTATTTTTTTATAAATTTTACTTTATTATTTTTCATTACGGCAACTTTATTGTTGGGTTTATTATTTACTATATCATAAATATTATTATCGGGATCCAGTAAATAATTAACATCTTTAATAATTATTTTTTCATAATTATTCGTATTTGTTTCAACTTGATTTTCTAAATTATATATGTATATATTTTTTTCTTTCAGTTCATTACTTAAATTTATATTTATTTTATTTGTTTTTTCTAACTGTTCTTTTAATATATTAATATCATCATTTAATGTATTAATATTATCATTTTTAATTTTAAGTTCATTATTTAAATCCATAATTATTTTATCTAATTGTTGTTTTACAATAGTAATATTATTTTTATTATTTCTTAGTTCATTATTTAAATCAGTATTCATTTTATTTGTTTTTTCTAATTGTTTATTTACATTTGTCAGTATTGAAAATTTACTTAAATTTGCTAGTTCCTCTACTAGTTTAGTATTATTAATATTTAATTCTTTATTATTAATATTTAATTCTTTATTTTCTTTTTCTAAATTCGTTAAGTAATCGATAATTAAAGTTACATTCATTAAATATAAATATTAATATTATTTTAAATGTTTATTTATAAAAAATAGCCTAAGCCTCCTAAACCATTTATTACTCTGAAAAGATTATATTGATAACCATAACCTCTAATTACAATTCTATTTTGATAATTAATTTTTTTATTTAATGACATTTGAATATAAGTATCATCTATTTGTGAAAAGTTTAATGTTCCAGATGGTTGATAATCTTTTGGATTTAAACAAAAAGAAAACATATTAATATTGGATTGAGTAGATATAAAATTATTTAAATAAATTTGTAAAATTGTATATAATTCAATATTAGTGGGTTGCATTCTATCAATAGAATTACAAATAACACTTTCAGTTTGTATTATATTATCATCTGTATTAGTTAATGGATAAAGACTATAATTAAATAAATCATTTGTATTAATATTTGAAATTAATTGGGCTACCCAAAATATTATTTTATTTGGATTTATAAAAGGTATTTTATAAGAAATATTATTTGAAAAATAAGTTTGTTGAGCTATATTTTGTACCATTGGGATTAAATATTCATGTGGTTTATTTAAAAAATTAAATCTTTCTTCATTATCTAGATAAATATAATTAACTAATAAATAAGCGTCAATTAGGGATGGTATATTAAATCTAAAATATGGTTCATCAACAATTACTAAACTATTAATTTTAATATTAGCATCAAATAATGATATAGAACCTGTAATAATATATCTAGTATCTGTTGTAGTAGGTATTAAAAAATTACCATTTAATAAATTATAATAAACATTTTGATTAATATTATCATAATAAATAAATTTACCAATTGATATATTACCATTAATATTTTGAGTAATTAATTCCCCATATTGAAATAAACAAAATGGTTCAACAATAGTTATATAATTTGTTGGTGATTCAATATAGGTATTATTAAAATCATTAAATTGGACGTGTAATTTAATATCATTATGGACCATTGCAACTAATGGTAATGCTAAACCAGAATCCTGACAAAACCAAAAATTTAATGGAATATTTAATCCATATGATTGTTTACCATTTGTAAATTGTGTTAAAAGTTCTATATTACCAATCATTTTATCATATGCTTTTCTTTTTCCATATGTTGTATTTAATTCATACCAAATATTTAACCAATCTCCAAAATTACGTTCAATTAATATACCACCAATTTCTAAATCAACATATTTTATTAATGCTAACCCTATTTTTTTAACCCACGCAAATGTTTTAATATTAGTTGGTAAAATACTAGGATTAGAACGGGTAATATCTGGTAAATTTACATAAATATAAATTTGACCTAATAAATCAGCATTTTTAGAAACATTAACTGTCACCCTTCTACCAAAATCTGGTGTATTCATAAAATACTGGGCTACTGTTTCAATAGAAAAATTTGTATAGCGTTTATATGCTATTTTAAAAAATGTAATTTCAGGTTGTGTTGATAAATAAATATTTTCCTTACCTACAGAAACTAATAGGAGTAATCCAAGACCCATTATATTATTATATTAAAGAAAATATTTACTTATTTAGTTTTTAATTTTTTGTTTTTAATTTTTTGTTTTTAATTTTTTGTTTTTAATTTTTTATAAATTTTGGGTATGTGATAATCCATTTGTAGTAGAACCTGGTACTTTATTATTAACTGCTTCAATTAGTGCTTGAAACAATTGTAATAAATCTTGTTGTCTAGTACCAGTTTTATTAAAGGATTTATCACGGGCTTCAACAAATGCAAGTACAGTAGATTCATTAAGTACATTATTACTATCATATTGTTTATAAACATCATGTAAATCAATATAAGTATCAATAGCCGAAAGGATTTTAAATAATTTATTTTCATCATCATTATAACGTGCAATTGCTTTATCAATATTAGCTTTAGTAGATACATCTAATGATTTATTCATACTAGTTAATTTATTATCAACCATTTTAAATAAATTAGCTATCAATTCACCTTGTTTCTTTGGCATAGAACGAATGTTATTATTCAAACTACCACCATATTGAAAAGATATAGAAGATTTATTACCATATGGTAATCCATTAACTAATAATAGACCTGCAGGACTAATCATAACACGACGTAATGCATCATTTTTCAATTGTGAAAAATGATTAGACAAAAAACTTGATGTTTGATTTAGTTTTAAATTATCTAATCCTAAATTTAATTCACGTCCTTGATTTGAGTCATTACCAGCTATAATAAGTCTTCCAGGCATTCCTACTACTTTAACTAAATATGAATTATTTAGTTGAAAATCAGAACGTTCAGAAACTTGAGATTTATTAAAATAATTTTCATTTAAAATAGATGGACTACCATTAACTTTATTAACTACTAATTTAAGATATTCTATTAACTGGGTATTCTTACTTATCTTAACAAATTCCTCTGGTGAGAGTGGAACAGTAGCACCTACTGATGCATTTTTAAGATGTGATAACCATGAATCAACAGTTTCATAACATTTATTATTATCATTATTAACAACAACCTTAAAACCAAATTTATCAAGAGTTGATACAGCTATATAAGGTAACATTTGTGCAACTTCCTCTAGTGTAACCTTCCAAAAATTACTATCACTCATAAAATCTTTACAAGCTTCAATATTTGCGGATGAACCATTAGTCATACATTTATCAAGATATACACCACATGTTTTATCACCATAAGGTTTCACTTTAGTACCAGCACAATTATCTTTTTCTATTTCTTTCATAGCTAGGGAACCTTTGGATACTTCAACATTTGTACCTTTTTCATTAGTATATAATTTTTTAGGATCCGATGCTAATCTAAAATATATATTATTTACTGGTTCCTTACTAGCCCAAAATTCATCACTAGCACTTCCATTAACAGCAGACTCTGCTTCTAAACGACGTCTTAACCAATCCTTACCTGGAAGGAAACTAAATTTAGTTGCCTTAGTGCCATCGGGTTGGCAAATTCCTAACATATCAAAAAGCTTTCGAATTGGTTCAGTGACAATACTTAATGGATCCTCGGTAAATGAAATACTAGTAATTTGCATGGTTGAATTCTTGGACCCCCAATCCATTTGTTGTTCAAAGTCTTGTTTCTCAAGCCTACTCTCAACAAGCCCACGCGCACCATTATATGTCCCTTCCATTTTATTCAAATGGGCTAAAATTACTGCCTTAAAAAATGGTAACATTGTACTGTCGGCTTTATCCCCAATGGTATTAATAAAATTAACAACATCATTTTGATTAGATGCATTAAATTTAGCAGTCAAACCCTTAAAAAAACATCCCCATTCTGGATGAATATCATCATTTTCACGTGCACCTTCAAAATTTCTATTTTTAAATTCATCGTGTACTTTAGTAATTTTAATTTCCCTAGTTGCATTAGTTGCATTAGGTTCATTAAATTCCTTTTGTAATACATCTAAATATAAACCATAACGTCTATCATCACCGGCATTAAAAAAAGGTGCCATAATATCAAATCTATTTCTTACCGACATTTTAAATATATAGTAATTTAGAAAAAATATATTTTTATATATTTTTTTCTATTTTTTCTAAATTATTATATAATGAAAAGTTATTCAAATATGGATTTATTAGTTTTAATTTTTTG